GTCGATCCCGCCGGACCGCCGCCGATCACGATGACGTCCGGCTCCGGGATGTGGTATTCCTGCGCGTTCATGCGGCCTGAAAAACGCGGCATGGCCGCGCTTGCTTGACGTTTGCTTCCTAGCAGATGTAAGGGACATTCGAAATGAGAAAAATGGACAGTGATTTGAGAAAAATCACACCTCCAACGCCTCGGCCGCAATGAAAAGCTGATCGATCTGGTCGGGCGAGAGACCGAGGGCGGCGGCGAGACGGAGGACTGTATTGCCGCGCCGGGCGAGCTTGGCGTCGCCGCCCCAGGCGAGCCTGGCCACGGTATGGTCGGGCTCAGGCAGGGCGGCGATGGCGGCCTCGACGCTGGCCAGCAAACCCATCTGAGCCAGGATAACCTTGGCCCGCCAGTTCGGGATCTCACGCGGCACGCGGGGCGGCAGGGGCGGCAGTTCGGTGCCGTCGCAGAGGGCTTGCAGGACGCTTGCAGGGTCCTTGCCAAGCAGGTGCAGGACGCGCGCGGCGTGGTCTTCCATGGTGTCCGCTGCGGCGGCGGCGAAGTCTGCCGGGCCGTAGAGCGGCAGCATCTGGGGCATGGGCGGGAGCTGGGCGCGGATCTCGCGGGCATTGGCATCCACGGTGACCCAGGCGGGAAACTCCGTGAACTCCTGCCATACCGGCTCGTGCGCCGGATCGTCCGGCAGTGGGGTGGTGGACTCCGGGTTAACGACGCGCGGGCGCGGGCCTGGCGTTTGGCGTAGGTCGAGCGTGACGGGGTGGGGCAGGGTGATGGTTTGGGGAATCATGGTAGGAAGGGGTCGTAGCGGCTGCCGCCGGTGATTTTGAGCCGGGCGAAGCCTTTTTGATAAATCAGCACACCGAGCGCATTGACGAAATTTCCGGCCAAAAACCCGCCGTCGATTGTATTGGTGAGATCGCCGAAGAAATCCGGCACCAGGTATCCCGGCCAGGAAACCTTGTTGGCTTGGTTAAAGGCGCTGGTGGTGATGTTGGGGATGATGATGCGCCAATCCACATTCGTGCTGGCCTCGACGGTGGCACCGGGGAAGATGGCGGCGAGGTCGGTTTGCATGCGAGCGGCGTCTGCCGGCATCGTGTAGGGGAAGCCGCCGAGGTTGCGGACGACTCCGAGAATGACCAGCGCGGTGAATGGGTTGTTGCGCGCGTCGCCGTTGATGCCGCCGAGGGCTTGGAATCCGCCGTAGCCATCGCCCGACGATGCCTGGAGTTGGCCGCTCTTGACGGCGGAATCCGTGGGGTGGATGCAGCGGCTCCAATAACTCCAGGTGCCGTCGCCGTTGTTGATGACCGGCACCGGCGCCGGGATGAATTTCCCGGCGTGCCAGGTGGCCAGATCGAGGCTCCATTCCGGCTCGATGCGGAGGTAGTTTCCGGCATCCGTCCAGCCGGCGGCGGCGTTGCCGGAAAGCTCGGTATTGATGCGGAAACCGAACTCAAACCATCTCTCATCGGCATCGAGCAAGGTGCGGGTGTCCAGCATCCCCCAGATCGGCACAGGCAGGTTTGGGAAAAGCTGCGTGCCGCGCCCGAAGATGAACTCCGCTTCCTCGCCGCCGATGAAGACCTTGCCGATCTCCTGCCCCTGGGTGCGGGTGGCCCGCTCGAATGCGACGTCGGGCATGGCGCTCAGGTTTTGGGGATGAGATACCAGCGCCCGTCCATTTGGACTTCCGGGGCCAGCGCGAGATATTCGGCGAGCGTGAGGATGACGAATTCGGGATTGGATCCGGGCGGGCCGGGTGCGCCGGGCGCACCCTGGCTGACAACCACCGCCACCGGCTGGGCCAAGGTCTCCACCGCCACCGCCACCGGCTGCGCGGCAGCGGCCACGGCCGCCACCGTCACCTCCTGCGGGCTCGTCACCACACTCAGGTGGATATGGTCGTCGTCGGGCATGGATCAGGTTAAAGTGATGCCCCATTTGGTGGCGAGGTAGGTTTCTACTGCGAGGCGGTCGGTGTTGGAGAGTGCGGAGGGAAAGACGAGGATTTCAGCGATGTCCCCGTAGTATTTGTAGCTGTTAAAATAACTAGCTCCGATCCTTGGGTTGTTTCCCCAAGCAACAGTATTACTAGCCGTCGAATAGAACAACGCCCCGTCGATGTAATATCTCCAGTCATTAGGGGCGGATACTTTGGAAATCATGCGCCAGTTTGTTAAGGGTGATGCCGGGTTTCCAACCGTCTTCCTTACGTTGCTGCCAAAATGATCGTAAATTGCCCCATCCGTCCACGGGAAGTGTACGCCTTGTGAGGTGACAGTTCCCCAGTCCCCCAACACTGGCCCGGTGGTGGCCGTTGTGGTCGCCGGGTCGGTGGTCCTTTTGCACACAAAAAGCGCCGTAGCTGAACCCGTCATAAATTTGGAGATGTTGAACCAGTGGTTTGACCCATCGAACCGTCGCACCTGCTTGCCATTCAAGCCGCCGGAGATGATCGCTGGTTGATTTGCGGGCGTGCCTTGAGTCGCGTTTCGTCCATTTCCGGAAATATCCGGCCACACACCGGGATCGCTCCCGGTATCGGAGAGCCACAGCGCGGGTGCCAGATCCAGCGGGCTCCACGAACTCCAGACCTCGGTGGAGCCGAGCATGACCTTGGTCACGTCGGTGCTGCCGAGTTTGAGGCTGGCGATGGGGGATGACCCGAGGTTGATCATTCGGTGATGATGTAGAGGGTGGTGGGATGGATGCTGGCAAGGTTCGCGTAGGCGTCGGCCGTCAGGCTCACGATGTTGGTGACGGCGTCGGAATCAAACACGGCGGCCGTATCCGAGACGATGGCATTGTCCGGGGCGTCGGCGCCGGGCGGGCCGGGCTCACCCTGGATGCCGGGAGCGCCCTGCGGGCCGGGATCGCCGGGATCACCCTTGATGCCCAGGCTCACTTGCACAATGACGTTGCTGGCCATGGCGGGTTAGATGGTGGGTAGGACGTTGATCTGGCCCACGAGGTAGGTGGTGGGCATGCCGGCGGCATTGACGCAGCGGAGGTTCCAGTTCCAGCGGCCCGTGGTGAGACCGGGCACCACTTGGGCCGGGATGGCGAAGGTCCAGCCGTTGGCGCTGGTGATGGTGATCTCGGAGTCGGCGCTGGATAGCTCCACGATTTCATCCGAGCCGTCGGCTTTTTGGAAGCGCATGGTGACGGTGGCCAGGTCGCTGGCAGGCGGGGCGAATGGGCCACCTTCCGGCCCCTCGGTGATGGAGATGGACGGGATGCCCGACCATGCATCGCCCGCGGTGAAGGGTTCGAGTTGGAGTGTTTTTGGGGTCATGGGATTCAGGGGTAAATGAGGAGTCCGGCGTGATATTGAGTGAGTTGGCCGAGGCCGTAGCTATGGGCGATGGGGACGTGTTTGAGGTCTGCGGTGTCGGTGGGAATGGTGGCGGCGAAGTAGGGGCCGGCGAGTTCGGTGATTTCTCCGGATGAGAGCGCGAGCTTGAGGTAGATCCAGCCGACCATAGGCGGCGTGGAGAGGATGCGGATGACGGCCGTCCAAGTGTCGCCGGAGTTGTATTCGGTCTCGCCATAGCTGGTGGCGGTGTAGGTTCCGGCGGGCGATGTGGGATCTCCTCCTGCGGCACGCGTGGCGACGACGTTGGTGGAGTATTTCAGCTCAGCGCTGCCGTCAGAGGGATCGATGACGACATGGACGGCATCTTCATCCGGGAAGGTCCAGGTTTCCCCGTCTGAGCTGGCAAAGATTTCATCGACCGGAAAGGTGCCGGTATCGATGCGGATGTTGGCCTGGGGGTAGTTGCCAGGTGCGCCCGGTTCCTCAATGGCATCCACCGACCAAGGGTCTTCCGCATTGTATTGGAACTCGCCGGACTCGAAGGATTCGAAGGTGCCGAATGGGGCGGTGCCGGTGGCCATCTCGGCGATGACTTCCGATTGGTCGCGTAGCTCGGCGGTGCTGGCGGAGGTTTTGAGGATCGTCCAGTATCCGGAGACCCATGTGTCCGCTCCGGCGGGTTGGAAGACGCGCGGCAGGCGTTTCCATTCGAGGCAGACGGCGGCGTCATCGGCATTGAGGATGAGGTTGCGTCCGCTGCCGCCGGCATGGATGACTTTGAGCGGCCCGCTTGCGGGGATGAGTGACTCGTCGCTTGGTGAGGGTTGGCCGATCACATTGCCCACAGTGGTGAGCACTGTGACCGGAAGTCCGCGCTCGGTGAGGGCGGTGATGGCACCGGTGGAAATCTGCCAGACGTATCCGGCCCTCATGTAGAGGTCGCCGAGGTTGTCTCTGTAAACCTGGAACTGCATGTCAGATGTAAATGATGTTGTCCTTGGGGCTGCGGCGGAATCGGCTGGCAAGGCTGCCGAAGTCAGTGCGGGCAGGGGCTCCCAGCTCGATGGTTTTCCGGCCTTGGGTGATGTCGTATTGCAGGCGCTTGGGTAGCGCGCCCATCGCGGCATGGGCGGCGAGGCTGCCGCTGACGTTGTATTTCCGATACAGGTCTTGGATGCCATCGACGGCATCGGCCACTAGGCGGATCTGCCCCTCGTAAGGAATCCAGTTTTGCGTGCCGAGCAGCGCGGTGGCCAGTCCGGCTGGCGGGTTGACGTAATCGTAATCCCACTGCCGATAGATGGTGGTGAGCGCAGGGTGCGAGACGCTTACAAGTTTGCAGGGGATGTTGATCGGGAAAAAAGCGTTGTATTGCTGCTGCCCGGTTGATCCTCCGGTGTTGGCGGGATAGCCCACCAACACACTTTCCGCACGGCGGATCGCCTCATCCCACCACGACGGCGCGGCGGTCAACGCGCCGCGCGTGTAGCGAACATAGGCCGTGAAGGTAGCGTCCTGGACGGTGTAGCCGTTTTCCCATTTGAGCCAGTCCGGGATGGGATCGGCGCTGTTGACGACGAAGAGTCCGGCGGTTGCCGCTTTGGAGATGAGGTTCGGTTTGTCGAGAAATACGCCGGGTGCGCCATTGAGGTTGCCGGTGGTGAAAAGGCTGACGAGATAGCGCCCGCCGTTGCTGAGGATGAGGTAGGAGGAAAACGACGTCCCGAACTCGCGGATCATCGTGGCGAGGTTCTCGTCGTTCTGGAGCGCGAAATCCTTGGCCGCGCCGGTGACGCCGGTGGCGCTGTGTGGCGAGCTGGTCGTGAGGATGCCGATGGGGATACCGCCGGTGGGCATCGTGAAGGTTTGGATGGCCACCTGGTCGAAGCGGTCCTTGGGCAGGAAGTCCGCCACCTCGGGGCCGCTTGTCACGAGGATCTGGTTTTTGCCTGGCACGCTGGTGCCGCTCGTCTGGGTGGCCCAGGTGTTGGCACCGGTGGTCACATTGCGGGTGACGCTGCCGATCTTGACCTGCGAAACTTCCAGATCCAGCCTGGGGGATAGATCGATCCGCTCGATATCATCAGTGCCAAGGGTGAGCGTCGTGTCGGTCATGACACCGCGCCGGGTGATGTTGAGCGTGGGAAATCCGCTGGCCGAGCTGTAATCGAAATAGGCGACGGCATCCGGGCAGATGCTCATGAGATCCGCGAGTGCCTGGGCGCAGGATTTCTCGCTCAGTGTGATGCGCGGGAAGTCGAACATCGCGGCCACGCTGCCGCGGATGATGGGCACGCCATTGGCGATGGCGCGGTCGATGAGTGCCTCGATGCTGGTCTTGAGCGATTGAGTGGGGAAGACATAACTCGGCCGCTCGGCGGTGGCGGCGGTATCGTCCGCCTGGATCTGGGTGAGCGGGATTCGGGTCATCCACCACCATGGGCCTTCAACCGTCACGATCACTTGGCCGGTGGTCACTCGCGGGATGGTGACATGACCCCGGAAGCGCCGGGTGCCGGAGTAGAAGACCTCCACGAGCTGGCCGGCGTCCGGCACGATGGTGCCCGCCCCGGTGGGATCTGAGGTGGCGGCCGTCCACTCGAACTTGTCGGCATCAAGCGAGGTGAGTGTGAGCTTGGCCTCGGACACGTTGAGGCTGGCCAGCGTGCGGACTGTGGCGTCCAACGCGGCTCCTGCCTCGCCTTTGATGGTCCAACTCATTTGATTTGGTTCACCTGGTTTTGCAGGTCGCTCAAGCGATCCGCGAGGCCCTGGTATTTCGTCGCAAGGCCCTTGGTGGTGGTGATGATCTGGTTGATGCCGCTGGAGAGCACGGCGTCCTTTGCGCTGAGGTTGTTGCCGAGGCTTTGCAAGAGGCCTGCAAGCTGGCTGCCCTGCTGTGCGTCCGGCGTGGTGTCGGTGAGGAGTTGCTGTGCGCGGCCGATGGCTTCCTGCTCGCCGGCGTTGGGTGCGCGGCCTTGCTGCGCGGCATTGGCGAGGATGGCGGCGATGGCATCGCGCGCGGCCTGCGTCACATCCTGCCCCACGCGGCCGATCTCCTCGGTGGCTTTGAGTTCCGCCTCGCTCGTGCGACTGATGTCCTGGGACTGGCGGAGGTTGGCAAGCGCGAGGGATGCCTCGGTCATCGCACGGGCTGCCTCGCGCTGGGCTTCGGCGCTGGCGTCGAGCTTGGGCTGGAGATCATTGAGCGCCTTGAACGGTCTATCAGCCTCGGCGAATTTCCTGGTCTCCTCAGCCGTAGGCGCGGCAAGGGCGTTGACGGTGGCTTGCAAGCGATCCACCGCAGCTTCAAAGGGGGCGAGGATGTCGATGCGGTTGGGATCGAGTTCCAGTTCCTTGCTGCGGGCGGCAAGCGCGGCGCGGGCGGCATCAAGCTCCTCGTTGTATCTCAGGGATGCCGCCACCCGGATGCGGGTTTCCTCTTCGGCGGCGGTGCGCAGCTCGGTGTATTGAGCCTGTAAAAGGCGAGCTTGTTCTGCGAGCACAGCGTCGGATTGTTTGGTGGCATCCACCTTGGCCTGGGCTCCTGCCACTTTGCCGCCAGCGTCGGATAGCTCACGCTGGCGGCCGGCCTCGGTGATGGCTCGCTCGCTGTCGAAGATGCGCGCGACGATGGCCTCGCGTTCTTTGGCAAGTCGCACGGCATCCTGCCCGCTGGCGAGGGTGACGGCCTTCTCCACTTCCGCGAGGCGGTTGCGGTCTTGGGCGAGTTGCAGCGAGGCGGCAGCCACCTCGCGCGCGGCGGTTAGACCGGCACGGTTGCCGGTGATGAGTTGGCCCAGGCTGATGGAGTTGATGGCCGTTTGCAGACCCTTTGCAGCGGTCTCCGCAGCCTTCTGCCGGTCCTCGGCATTGGTCTGGTCCAGCTCGGTGTAAACCTCCACGAGTTGCTTGAAGGTATCCAACAAGTCGCCGGTATCCTCCTTCGCCTTCTTGGCCCCGCCGGAAAATTTCGTCCATAGTACGCTGGCACTCACGGCCGCCACGGAGATCACACCGGCGAGGCCCGCACTGCCGCCCAGGGCGAAGATGAGCGAGGGGATGTTATTAAGTACGCCTCGAAGGCCGAATTGGAGGTCCTCCAGGGCACGCGATGCTTCAAGGATGGCCGTGCCGGCGTTCGCCCCGCCCTTGTTGTAGGCACCACTGGTGCCCATCTGGCGGGTGGAGTCAGCCAACTGATCGGTCTGGCGGGCGGTGCGGACGGCCTGCTGTCCGAGGGCATCCATGCCCTCGCGCACTTGGCGGGTGGCTCCGCCAACTCGCAGCAGATCATCCGCCGTTTGCTTGGCCCCGTTGCCGGTGGCCTGCGTGGCGAGGGTGAGCGTGTATTGGAACTTTTCCTCTGCCATGGTCAGACGACGGTTTTGGTGAGGCCGGTGGCGTTGATGGTGATGGACAAGAGATAGGCCGGGTTCTTGTCCGTGATCTTCCGCACCGTATCGACTCCGGTCACGAATGAGTTGGCGAAGGTCCAGAAATCATTCTCGCCGGTGAACTCCACCTTGAGGGGCTTCTTGCCGTAGGGTGCCAGAGTGATGAGCCAGTCGATCAAGGCGGAGCGGGCGGCGGCATCCGAGGCCACGATGATCCGGCGCTCGAAGGTGAACTGATAGACGACATTCTTGCGCGGCCTCAGAAACGGCGATTCCGAGTTTTCCAGGTCCACCACCTCCAGCCCCTTGCGGATTGAAAACCGCAACTCGTCATCCAGCGCGTCGCCGGTGTTGAGGATCACCAGAGGAGTGCCGGATGGATCGAGCGTGAGTTTCCAAAGCGACTGGATCATGGCATGATGGCGGGCGGCGTGCCGGGGCTTGGCGTGGGCGCGGCGTGGATGGCGCCGGGTGTGGCGGGCGCGGCGGCAGGAGCGCCGGTGACGATGGTGGGCGGGGTGGGAATGCCTCCTGCAGCCGTCAGAGTGGGTGGCACGCCGACGCTTTCCATGGACATTTCATAGGTCAGGCCCAAGGGGGTATCTCCTTCCGATATTGCATAGGCATCGTAAACGAATGGGAATCCCGGCGTGACACGCACCACGCGCCAGGCGGCGGAATAGAAGACCACGGCACTGAATGAGATGCTACCCACCACCAGGGCGGCGAAATCTTCTCCCGTGCTCGTCCATGCCGGCTTGGACGAAAAGTCCGGGGCGGGTAAAACCAGTCCCTCGACCGGAGCGTATCCCGCGCCAGAAATCATGATGCCACTCCCTCCCGCCACTGGCACCACATGCACCGCGCCCGGAGCCGATGGGCTCGGGCTGGGCGGCGTGTGGATGGCGGGCGGGTTGGCAGGCATGGTGGTGGCAGTTGAAAGTGATCAGTGATCAGTGATCAGTGGAAGAGGTGTGTGGTTGGTCTTTTCTGCTCACTGCTTACTGCTCACTCGGCACTTTAAGGAGTGATCACGGGCGGAGTTGGCACGGCGAAGGCGGCGATGACGGGGCTGCCGCTGCCGGTGCCCACGGTCCACGAGGTGAGGCCGTCCGGGCTGGCGGCGGCACTCACTTTGGTGGCGCTGTAGCTGCTGCCGCGGCTGACTTTCCAACTCGTGCCGGAAATGTATTCCACGATGGTGTTGGATGCGCCCGGCGTCTTGGTGCCGTCCGTGCTCCAGGCCGGCTTGTTATTGATCAGGCCGCAGTAGATGACATTGCCGTTGATGCCGGCGGTGGCCACGCCGGAGATGGAGAGCACGGCCTTGCCAGCGGGAGCTGGCGCGAAGACGGCATTGGGCGCGGCGGGCGGCCCACCGGCGGATGGCGGGACGTAAACGACGGGCGGGTTGGCAGGCATGGCGGTGGGTGATGTTGTGGCGGCGGTCTGGAAACCTGCGAAGGTCGCAGACCGCCGCTACAAGTTGGCTCAGGCAACGAGCAGGTAGCTGTTCTGGGTGGAGTCGCGCACTTCCAGGGTGTAGGTGAGCTTCTTGGTGTTCGGTCCCACCTCGCCGGGATCGGTGAGGCGGATGCGGCTCCAGACCTGGATGCGCTCGGTGACGACTCCGGTCTTGTTCTGGAGCTCGATGAACGCGAGGCCTTCCACGAAGTCATCGTTGCGGGCGAAGGGCGATTGCGCGGTGCCGACGACGGGCTGCGATGCGAGGCCGTGTTCCAACTGCTTGAGCAGGCTGTTGGTCTTGGCGGTGCTGCCGGTGTAGGTGACCTTCTTGAGTGTGCTCTCCACATCGTCCATGTAGCCGCCGGCGGCTTTGGGGATCTTGAAGGTTTCCTCCTCGAACTCGCGCTCCACCTTGAGCGTCTCCGTATCCTGGAGTTGGAAGGCGGTGTAGTTCGTGGTGGGGCTGTTATCCGGCCATGTTGTGATGGCGGAGAGTGCCGGATTGGCATCGACGACTTCCCCTGCGGGGATGAAATAAACGCGGGCATTGAGCAGCTCGCGGCGGATGGTGGTGTATGCGGCCATGGTCTTGTTTTTCTATTGGTTGTTGGTGGTCTATCAGAGGGTGATTTCCCGCTCGAAGCGGATGCTGTAGGCGGTGTAGTCGGGATCTGGAAAGGGATCGAATCCGATGCAGTAAATGCGCTCCATCCAGTGTGCCGAGGATGGCCGGATGCGGGCGTGATGCAGGAACTTCGCCAGCTCGGTGATGAGTTGCATCACGGGCCGCGCAGCCTTGCCGCGGATCCGGGTGGAAACGTAGAGCTGGGCTTCGAGTTCGAGATTGAGCACCGGCCCCTCCTCGTCCTTGTTCGGGTTGGTGGCGCTGCCGCCGATGAGCAGGAGGCACAGGCCCTTGTTCATGGCGATTGCCTGCTTGATGGCGGCATCGATGGTTTGCTCGGTGTCCTGGGGAGAGACGACGACCACCTGCCGCGCGCCGAACTCGACGAGCGCACCGGTGTCGCTGTCGATGATCGCCTGGCGGATCGCATCCAGCATGGGATCGATCTCGCCGGGAGAGACGGTGCCGGTGGTGACAACTGGTGGGGCGGCGGGCATGGGGTGAGTGATCAGTGATCAGTGAGCAGTGGAAGAGTTCAGGAGATTTTGAGGATGCGGCGGAGCGCGGCGTTGAACTTTTGATAGAAGGTGAGGCGGGTCTGTAGGCTCGCCAGTTCCGTGCCCAGGGGGCGGCGGGCCGGGATCACCATGCGGCGGCTGTGCGGCTTGACGTAGGAGAAACCCGCGCGGCCACGGCTCTTGATGCGGTTCTTCTCGGCGTTGATGTTGGCGCGGGTGAGGCGTCCGCGAGTGGTGCGCTGGTTGTTGGCGACGGTGCGGCGGCTGTGGCCCTTGACCTGGACACGGCCCCGGAAGCCGAACTCATGGCCGCGGTAGTAAGAGACGTTCGAACCCATCGAAATGCTCGCTGCACCGGTGCTGCCATCGATCTGCAAGGGCGTTGCACGCATTGATTTCCGCAGGCGGTTGGTGCGGACGCCGAGGCGGTTTTCCGCCACCGGAAACGGCCCCTTGCCGGTGAAGCGGTTCTTCACCGCGCGGCCCAACACTTCCTGCGCGCCACTGCCGAAGGCCCGTGCCAGCGGGGCCAGCAACCGCGCCGTGCCACCCCGCAGCGCCAGCAATGCGGCGCTCTGGTCTTTGGTGACGCGGATGGAGAGATTGATCATGGTTTCATTCGCCGGAAAAGCGGCGGTAAGGGCGGAGGGCTTCGATGGTGTCGTCCGAGAGTCCGTTGATGAGGCGGGCCTTGTCTTTCTCACTGCCGGAGCGCAGGCCCACGGCGGCGAAGATCCCGCGCGTCTCGGCGTGGAGCTGCACCTCGGAAACAAAGGTATCCAACAAATCGTCCGGCAGCGGCGTGGCACCGGATGGCATGGCCGTGCCGTTTTCGTCATCCAACCAATAGCCGCCGGTGTAGGTGACGATGATGCGCTCGGTGGAGTGGCCGGGGATGGCGGCAAAGGAAATGAGCCCGGCGGTCGGGTCTAACTGGTAGTCTCCATCATAATCCTCCGGCACTCCCGTGAAGGTGCGGATCTGGATGGAGGAAATGGTTTCCAGCGGCTGGCGGCGGAGGCAGACGGAAAGTGTGAGAGCGGAAAACTCATCCACCGCGCCGGAGAGCCGGGCGAACCTCCGGGCGCAGTGCCCTTCCATCCGCCCGGCAATGGCGAGGCCGAGTTTGCCCAGCGCGGCATCATATTCCGTATCCATCCTCGCCGCTTCCGGTAGGATGCGGCTTTTCAAATGGGCGAGGGTGCAGAGTCCGGCGTCGAGCATGGGTGTGGCCGCTTAGCGGTTATCAGCCGTCCTTTTCAGTGGCGGCCGGTGCGGTGGTGATTTCCACCAGGGTGCCGAGGGCTTCAGCGCGCTCCGGAGTGGTCTCGAAGACTTCCCCCTTCGCGTAGTGGTTGCCGTCTTCGCCCACGGGTTGCCCGGTGACTTTGACGAACACGGTGTTGGTTTTCTTGGCCATGATGATTTCTCTGTTTTTATTTGGGGTGGTGATGGCGCGGCGGAGGGTCGGACTCTCGCCGTGCCATCAGTTGGATCATGCGGCCGGCAGGGTGAGCACGGCGAGGGCGGAGGCTTTCACGCCCACCGCATCGGCGCGGCCGTGGCCACGGAATGAGCGTTGCAGCTCGTTCCATCCGATGTGGTCGCTTTCCTCGATCACGAACTGCTTACGCACCCCCACGGCGAAGGCACGCGGATCACCGAAGGCCGCCACCTTGGCGGAGGCCGCGTTGGTGCTCGGCGCGGCACCCACCATGGTCACCGGGAAGCCGAACATGTTGAGGATGCCGCCCATCGGGCTTTCCTGCGCCGTCTGGAAGATCGGCCGGCCGTTGCCGTCTTTCACTCCGATGGCCGCGGCGCAGAGCGTCGGGTGCATCCACCAGCGTGCCGGGCGGGACAAGACCGCCGCGTCCACCGTGGTGAGGCACTTGAGCCAGTCGTTGTAATCGGTCGTGGCGATGGTGGTGTGCGTGGCCACTGCGGTGGCGGCCGTGCCGAAGTTGAACAGGCCGGTCACTCCGCCGTTGGTGGCATCGGCCGCGCCGGTACCGGAGAACGCGCAGTAATCCAGGCGATAGTTCAGGGCCTCGATCAGGTCATCGATCACATCGCCCACCACGTCCACCTCGCCGTCTTCGATGAGCTGGAGGCTCACGTTGATTAGCGCGGCATAGATTTCCATCTCCAGGGAGACGGAGGTGCCGGCCTTGGCGGTGTCTTGCGGGATGGTGCCGCCTTCCGTGAGGATCACGCCTGCGGAGGCACGCACCGTCTTGATGGGCAGCTTGTGGGTCTTGGTGCCCACGGCACGCACGCCGAGGGTGGACCATGCACCGTAGCGCAGCAGCGAGTCATAGATCTCGCGGCTCAGCTCGTCATTGATCATCGTGCTGCCGGGCGAGGTGTCCTCGCCGATCGCGCGCTGGGCGGCGCTCGGCATGTTGATCGCGCGGGCCACCTGCGCGAACACCTGCTTCGCGGCATCCTTGTCGCGGATCAGGCGCTGTCCGCAGGTCAGGGTATTGCCCCCGTTGGCCATGCGGCTTTCCAGGGCGAGCTGCACCTGCAGCTTCTTGACGAGCAGGTCGATCTGTTTGAACTGCGCATCGTAGCCTTCGAACTGGTTCTTCACCTTGGTCAGCTCGTCGAAGGTTTTCTTGGTTTCCTTGTCGAGGTTGTCGTAGTTGGTGAGCAGCTTCTCCTGGTCGGTCTTGATCGTTTTCACGCTCGTGAGCACCTTGTCTTGGAAGTCTTTGGTGGAAAGCGCGGCACCGCCGCCCGATCCGCCGTCGCCGAACTCCTCGCAGATCATCGGCCGGATGCCGAGGAATGGCAGGGCGGCCATCGCCACGCCGCCATGGGTGGAATCGCCAAAGGCACCACAGAGGGAAAGAACGCCGATGAGGCCCAGCAAGCCAAAGACCCAGCGGCCGATGGAGGATTCGAATGCGCGGCGCTTGGCCACGTGATTTTTGTATTTGTTCATGATGGTGTGTGTTGATGTGAAACAGTGCCTCAGAGGCTGAGGGCTTTTTGTAGATCTCCCAGGAATGCCTTTCGCTCCGCTGCCTGGCGCTCGGCAATCTCCGCGCCGCCGGGCTTGCCTGCGGAGTTGCTGGTGTGGTGCTTCGTGCTGTCCTGAGAATGGTTGTTGCGGCCGGTGATCCGGCCCATCTCCCGCGCGATCAGGCTGCGGGTCAGGTCATCGAGATCGGGCTTGTCGAGCGCCTTGCCTGCGATGGTGAGAAAACTCATGTCGTCATCCGTGAAGCCTACGCTCGCCAAGTCCGCGTCCTTCACGCAGCCGGCGCTGTAGCTCTTGGCCAAGGCATCCGGGTTCGCACCGATGATGCAGGCGCTCAGCTCGATCTGCTCGTGCTCCAGGTAGATGTATCGGATGGCCGCGCCATCCTCCGGCTTGATGCCCAGCTCCGTGAGTGCCTGCGTCCATCCGTCCGCACCGTTGCGCACGTAGCGCACCGGAATGAAGCCCACGGAAACCGCCTTGAGGAAACCGCCCAGCGTCATCTTCCAACCTAGCTGAGCGAGGGTGTTTTCCGGGATGTCCTTGGCCCATTGCACGCGTTCCACCAGGTCCCGCCCCTGCAGCGTGGCGCTCACCACCTTGCCGAGCTGGTTGTCGATCGAGGAGTAGTTGTGGCTGTTGACGAAGGGCGCGTTTTTCTGGAACCGGGTGAAGCGCCAGCCGCGCGCGGAAACCACCTCGTTGTAACAATCGAGCGTTTCGTTGCTGGCGACGTAGTCCACAAGGCCAGCGTCCTTGTCGATGATTTTGACTTCCACGTCGAACGCGCGGCGGAGTGTGTTGGTGCTCATGATTTTTGATTTGTAGCGGCGGTCTGTGACCGTCGCTGATTAATAGGGGATCGTGTCGTCGTTGTTGAAATCCTCGCCATCGTCGCCGCCTTCAGGGCTGCCGACGGCGATGCGCACGCAGTTGCAGTTGATCACTTCCTGTGGCGGTCCGTCCGGATCCCCGGGATAGGCCAGCTCATAGCCGCCCACGAGGAACTTGTCTTCGATGGCCTGGATCTGCTCGTTGGCTGCCAAATGCGTCAGACGCTCGTTGCCCAGGCCGCTGGTGATCCACTGCGTCCATTGCACGCCGGCCGCTTTGAAAACGATGTCCCGCCCGCCTTCATAGACCGCCGTGGTTTCGGTCTTGGCGATCACCATCGCGCGGCCCTTCTCCATGCCGCCGAACTTCCGGCGCACGCGTTCCGCGAGTTCGTCCATGGTCTCGCCGCCGTTGATGCCGGTTTCCAGTTCGCTCTTGATCGCGTCCCAGACCTTGGTTCCGGCATCCTTGATGCGGTTCTCACGCACCCGTAACACTTCCAGCGTTTCCGCCGCAGGCATCGTGAGCGGATCATCGCGCTGTAGCTCCTCGCTCCACAGCTCCGCGCCCGCCGCCTCGATCGCCGCGCGCGCCGTAGCGCCGAGGCCCTTGATCCAATCCTTGAGCCAGGCATCCAGATCGAAGATCAGCGAGAGCACATCCACGCTCTTGCCCACCGCCTTGCCTTCCCCGGCTGCCGCGATCTTGCGCAGCGTCTCGCCGCGCGCATCCATCAGGTGCCTGCGGATGCGGCTGGCATACTTCTTTTCCCACGCCTCGCGCCGGGCGCGCACCCGCTTCCAGGTCGCCATCGCCTTCGCACTCACCGCCTTCGGTTGCACAGCGCCGGCATGGCCCTTGCACGGCGCTTGCGTGTAGGCTGCAAACACCTTTTCCAAGTCCGCCACCGGGTCATCCTCTTCCTCTTCACTGACCTCGGACTCCCGATCTCTGACCCCTGGTTCCTCGATCTCCTGCAGGTTGAACGGAATCCTGCCCACCGAGTCCCCAGGGAACCTTGGCAGCCGCAGCCGGAAATACTCGCCCGCCGTTTTCCAGGGCATGCCCATGTTCACGGCCTTGGCCGCCGTTTCGAAACGCTCGGCGCGCACCTGCTGCATCGTCGAGTGGCTGTCCCAGTCGAACTCCACGAACACCGTCTCGCGCGTGCCAAGGAAGCGCTGGCTCACCACTTCCATGCCGTCCGCAATCTTGGCGGCCAGCGGCATGCAGGTGTCCTCGATCAGACGGAAGCGATCGCTCGCCGAGCCGATGCTGTAACTCGCCTGCGCATCCGCGAAACTCTGCGGCACACCGAACGCCGCGTAGATCTCCTTGCGGTTCTCCAGGCGCTGCGTCACGAACGCGGAGTCCACCGCATTTACTCCGGGTTCCTTCACGTCCACATCGGCGGGCAGGAAGGCCGCGCGGAATTCGCCGCGCCGTCCGAGTTCGCGCTTCTGCCTCAGTTGCGCGGAGACCTGTTTGATTTGATCGTCGGAAAATTGCCCGCCGCGCCCAATGACGAACGGCCCGCGGTCGCCGTTGTTTTTCGCCAGGTTGCGCGCGAACACGCCGCCGGCGTAATCGCTCTCCGCCGCGATCATCGCTCCCTCCCATTCCGAGAGGCCCATCCAGTCGTGATACGGGTTCCAGAATTTCTGATGGATCACCTGCTCGGGGATCAGCGCGGACTTGCCACCGCGCTTGTCGCTGTAGCTCCAGCCGATCAGCTCGCCGCCATCCATCACCGCATGCATCGAGTCCGGCTTGGCCAGGATCAGCGGGTTCTTGCGGGCGCGCGGCGTGAGCCAAGTGTCATCCATGATCCAGAAGCACTGGCCCTTGAGCTTGAGCAGGCCCACCGTGGCCTCAAAGAAATCCTGCCGGTTCATCGACCCGGTGCAGTCCCGCGCCGGCCGCTCCCAGAATGCCGTGAGCGCCGCGTCGTCGATCACCACGTCGCCGCCCCGTTTGTCGCGTGAGAAGATCAACGGCCGCATCGCGATGGGAGCCGCCACGAATCCGATCGCGCTGCGCACCCAGGCGCTGCGCGCATACGCCCTGGTCAGGTCTCCGGTGGTGCCGCTGCCGCCGCCTAACAGATCGCCGAACATGGCATTCTGCCAGCCCAGGCTGCGCGCCAAAATCCCGCCGATGCCCGGCAGCCTCGAAATCATCGATTTCACATTCACCGGCCACCTCCTGTCATCATGGAGCCGGGAGCATTCCCGCGCGCCGTGAAACCGGCCCGTGCAGGCCCGTGCAGCCGGTTTGCAGCCCTCGCAGCCCGATCCGGGCGCAATGGCCCGTCCGCGCGGCATGCCGGGCGTAAAATCGATTCTGGCGGCCTTTTCAACATCCGGTCGGAAATGGGGTGTTTGTGGATCATGGCGGGCCTAGCAGAGGATGCATTGGATGTCGCGGGTGGTGCCGAGGTCGGCATGGGTGGCCAGCGCGCCGCTCCAGGCGATGTCCCCGTGGCTGTTAGGGTTCAGATTGTTCCGCCCGGCGCTGAAAACCCACCGGCCGCCGGTATAGGTTTTGCGCAGCGAGTAATAGTCCTGGGCGATGTCATCATGATCCGTCGGGATGATCTTCTCCGCCGTGCTGAGCTGGTTCATCAGGGAGAATCCCATCTCGTGCTTCTTGCTGGAAAAGTTGATGCCCGCGAACTGCCCTGGAAACTGCTGACAGGTCCGCCAGCACACTTGGCGGCCCAGGCCGGTCTCGTCGCCCGCGCCCTGCACGGCGCTCAGATGGCTCATGAAGGTCCAGAGCACGGTTTCCAGGAAGTCCCAGTCCTTGGTCCGGCAGGTGAAGAGTGCGTCGAGCTTGAACTGAGCCGTCTCCTTGCGGTCGATGTAGATGGATGCCAGGTCGCCCTGGCCGCTCGCCGCCACGTCGAATCCCAGCCGGTATTTCTGCGGATCGTTGAGCACTTTGGCGAAACCGCTCTTGATGAAATCCGCGATGCGCTTTTGCCGCGCCTTTTCCGTGGCCTTGTCGAAGTCTCCGAACATCTCGGTGATCTGCGCCTCCTCCATGTGCATCCGCTCGATCTTGCGATCCACCCGGCACTGCACGATCTGCGCCCAGGGAACGATGGCGCTCGCCGATCCGCTCGGGTTGCAGTTGTAGGCCTGTTCGTAAATCTCCGGCAGCCGCGCGCGGTTCTTGCAGTCCTGGATGAACTGCTCGCGCGTCATGTTCTTGCCGGACACCGCGTTGATCTTCTCCACCAGGCCCATCTCCACCGCATCCTCCATCGTAACGCGGTAGTGGCTCCAGCCGCCTTTGCCGGCCTGTGCCTCGCGGCTGAATTGATAGAACAGGGTGTCCGTGCCGTCATGGGCGGACCACACGCCGATGTCATAACCCCAGGTGATCCGGCCTTGCGCCGTTTCCCACAGCTTTTCGGCGTTGGCGTGCTTCGCGAACTCGTCGAGACCCACGTCTCCGCCGAACACGGCCATCGCGTAGGGGTTGGCGGAAAAGCCGATGATCCGGGAGCCGTTGTCGAACTTGATGTATCCGAACTTCACATCCTCCATGAAGCTCTTGCCGTTCTCATCCTTGGCCTGGACTTTCATCTCATCCATGCCGTGGGAAATGATGCTCTTGGTGTAGTCGAACATCTCGGCGAAGCGGACGCAGGTTTGCAGATACTCCACCGCGCTCTGCTGATCCTTTGTGGCAAAGAGGTAATCCCGGTTCTTGTGCCGCAGGCGCTTGCGCACGTTTTTGAAACCGTCGCCATAGGTCCAGCCGATGCGCACGCTTTTCTCCGCAAGCCGCATGGATGAGTCGTCTTCGATCCATTCGAGCTGGTGCCGCATGAAATAGCGCGCCAGCACGGAGTCGCTATCGATGTTGATGCCTGGAAGGATTGCTGCCATTACGCGGTTTTCTTGAGGCCGAAGAAATCGTCCATCTTGTCCAGCAGCGCCTGGCGCTGCTCTTCCGGAGTGAGGGTGGCGTCGCCGTGGATTTCCTTCGCCTTGGCCTCCAGCGCATCCAGTCGCGCCGCCTTGGCTTCCAGCATCGCCAGCTTCCGCTCGCTCTGCTCCACGAGCTTCTCGCGCTGCGTCAGCTCCTTGTCCCGCTGCTTGAGCTGCTTGTCCCGCTGGTCCAGGGCCGTGCGGCCGTGGCCCAGCTTGATGGCCGCCTGGAACATCTTCGGGTCTTTGATGGCCATGCCACGCGTGGCAAACATCATGCGCCCGGCCTTCTCCACCTCTTCCTCCGTGAAGTCCGGATCGGCACGCATCTCGGCCTTCACCTGGCGGATCACATCGTTGGTCGCCTTGAAGTCCCGCCGCACCGAGAGCCATTTGTAAAACGCACAGAGCGTGGACATGGAGACCTCGATGCCATGGCTTGCCTGCAATTCCACCAGCACCTCGGCCAGGCTCAGCTTCTTGCCGTCCTTTTCCGGGTGCCGCAAGCGCCACATGTCCTCGGCAAACTGCGGATCGCTCTCCGCCTTGTTGGGCAGGATCGCATCCACTCGCGGGTCTTTGAGCGTTTCCATTCACTTGATTCTATCGTGATTGATGCCGGCCTTGGTGATTACCCAGCCGTCGAGTTCGAGCTCGTCGATGTATTCGGTGCGCACGAACGCCTCGCTGTGATTCCATTCCAGCGCGTCGCGCAGCTCCGTGAGGCCCACGCCGCCGCCCACCAGCTCGTTCACAGCATCCAGCATCGGATCCTCATTGAGCGGCTCACCTTCCTGGAACTTCAGCACATCGCGCACCGCCTTGCGGACTCGCCCGGGTGAGACTCGTGATTTTCCTGCCATGATCTTAGCCGTTGGGTTTCTTGGTTTCCTTGATCGCCTCGACGATCACTTCCGACACTCGCGCCAGCTCCGTGGCCACGTCGTTGTTCACGCTCAGCGCCGCGATCTTCTCGCCATGGGAGTTCACGTGATTGTGCAGCCGCTGGCGGCCGTCGTATGCCGCCTTGGCCACCTTCTCGATTTCCTCGCTCAGCCTCTCGCCCTGGCGGATCAATGCGGAGTTCGTCTGGGAGTTGAGCGTCTTCACTTCGTTCATCGTCTCGCGGAACATGCCTTCCACCCGCGTCGCGTTCACCGCCACCATCGCCTCCAGCCGGTCATGCTCGCGCCGCGTCACGAAGGTCTCCTTGAGTTCCACCATGAACGGCTGCGGCCCCACCTGCAGCGCCTCCGCCTTGCCCTCGGTCTTGCCCGCCCGCTTGCCCAGCAAGCCGCCACCCACCAGCGCCGTGATGATGCCGCCGATCAAAATCCCCACAGCCTCCGGACTCAATCCGTTGGCCGCCGATGCCTCTGCCAAATAAGTCATCATCATAAGATCCGTTTCGCTGTCTTTCTGGCCTTCGCCGCCTGCTTGGTGAGATACCGTTGGCCGGCCACTGCCAGCACCAGGGAGAGCACTGCGTCGCGCCGCTCTCCGGCCTCGCGCCCCAGCGCGTAGTGCATCAGCGCCGCCAGCTCCGCGCCTTTCAGGGACTTGACGCGCGCGAGCTGCTCGCCGTCGCTCATCCCCAGCAGCTCGTCGTAATGTTTGCGGGAGGCTTTCACAGCACGCTCCCTTCCTGTTTGAACTTTGCCCGGTCCGCCGCGTTCGGAGACGAGCGGCCGAGATTGATCTGATAGTGTGGCGGGTCGCAGGACTTGCCTTTCCATGCGCCGCCCCATTCCAGCGTGAAATCATTAACAAGCGTGCTGCACGCCGCATGAACTTTCATCGCAAGCTCAGGCTTGGAATCGTCACAGTAAATCTGCCCGCCGCGGGTCTGCCGGAATACCCCGCAGTCGATCGCCGTGCCGTAGTTGTGCCAGGAGCCGCCAGCAGGCGCTGCCTTCGGTCCGCCGGCCTTGTATTTCCGGTAAAGCTCGGCCTGCTCTTCCCAGGTGCGCGTGCCAGAGATCGCCATGTAATCGCAGCCCAGAGTCGCCGCAATCGCCTTGGCGTGCAGCATGAAAATCTCGAATTCATCCCGCGCCTTCGGGTCCAGTGTCGCCAGTGTCGCCAGCGTCCGCGCGTCCAAAGGGAGCGCGGGCGTCTCGCCCGCATCTTCACCCATCCTCAACTCCCGCAGCACCGCCGCCGCAGTCCGCGGCCCGAACACTCCGTCCGGATCCGCGCCCACCGCACGCTGGATCGTCTTGATGTCTGCCACCAGGCTCATGGCTCCACCCCCTGGTAATCATCCAGCTCGATCTTCAACCGGAAAAACTCCGCGCCATTCGCCGTGCCTGTTAGCACCGTGGTGGTGTCCGACCAAACGCCGAGGCTGGCGCTTTTCTGGATCGTCACCTTGTAGCGAGGCAGCGGGATGCCGGTGATCACCGGGGAGAAATCGCTCACGCCCGCCGCATTCTCCGCGCGCAGCGAGAAGAAGTAAGGCACGCCAGGCTTGAGGTTTTCCAACGCCAGCTCGGTGTTCGGCGTCTTGGCTGTCACCTCATAGAAAGTGATGTTCTCGGCAGTCGGGTTCGGCGTCCATGCAAGATTGATGCCGGCCGCCGCCATAACGCCAGCCAACGCCAGCCATGTCAGCGAAACCCTCATTTCTCTTCCCTCCATTGCTCGATCTCCCGGCGGATCCGCTCGTTCTTGCGCTCTTCCGTCCGCCGCTCGCTCCGGGTCTCACCTTCCGCATCTCCCGGAGCGTCATTCATCTCGCGCCAGATGCTCCGTGCCACACCGGCGATCACCACCATCGAAATGGCGGAGAGTGCCAGCATGAGCGGGATGAGAAGCGCGTTGTTCATCGTGTGGTGTTATTTTTGTTAGAGTGGGTGGCGGCCTTCGGGCCTCGTTGCGCCGCACGCGCGGCTTCCCTTTGGATGGGCCTCGGCCGCCATTGAAATCACTTCTCCGTGCGCACCTTGCGCACCGGCGGATAAAACGTCAGCCCGGCCTTCGCGCCGGTGGCCTCGTCCCGGTAGGTGATGCTGCCCGTGATCGGATACTCGCCAACCGAGCACGACGGCAGCACCGTCCCCAGCGCCACTGCCGTGCCGATCAAGCCGAGCCATACGGGAATCCCGCGCAGCTTCTCTCCAATCCCACCGGCCCCCCGGCCGATGAGAGAACTGATCCAGCCGATGACCAGGCGGGCCACGCCCGCCGCCACCGCGCCGATGAGAATCATGATCGGATCAATCAGATCCGCGCCGGCCTTGTTGACCTCCGCCACCTGCTCGGGCGCGATGAGGTTCCAGGACAAAAACAACCCGCCGAGACCGGCGAGAAAGGTCAGGAAATGTCGGACTTGGGATGCGAGGTTCATGGTCTTGGTTTCATGGTGGGCAATGAGCTTTCGCTCGGACGCCCAAGACCTAACCACAGCCCGCTCAAACCCGGTAATCACCCCCCGTCACCACCCCGCACGCCCCCTCACATTTTCTTGATAGTGGCTGGAACTTGCAGTTCCAGACCGTGGCCGGGACATCCTGTCCAGCGCCTTGTTTTCAAGATGCCGCGCCCATCTGGCGCTGCCGCCGCTGCTTGTAGCCTGCGACGCTCTCCCAATCAATCCTCCATTTCGCATTGCCGCGCGCGCTTGGCAGCTTCCAGGCTTTGAGTCCGCCGTGCTCCTCACCCAGCTCACACAGCCGGTAAACCGTCTCCACGTGCAGGCCCAGAATCTTGGCCGCACGCCCAGCGCCGATCTCACGCGTCACCGCGATCGCCTTCGGCCTCACCGTGAACGATCCGTCCGCATTCGCCGTCTGCACTGTCTCGAACAACATCAACTGGCTGGCCATGCACGCACTCTAGCATGGGGGCGGAAATGGCGGCCCGGAAGCGCTTCACCGCTCGCCGCTGAATCGCCGCAAAGTGCGGATCACCTCTTCATTCTTGCGCTGCTCCTCGGCTTCCAACCTCCCGATCAATTCCTCCGTTTCCAGAATGTTCTGATCCGTCGTTTGCATGATCCGGTTGAGTCCCTCCTGGATCTCTTTGGCCGCGGCTTTCATTTCGCTGATCCTTTCTTCCCGGATACGCACCTGGTCGAACGCGATCGCCACTGTGAGCAGATAAAAAACACCCGCCGCCATCCAGCGGATTACGGGCCATGGGAGCGAGTCCGTTTTCATGGTTCAAGATCGTCTTCGCACTCATCATCTTCCTCTCCATCCGGTGCTGCAACCGCAATCAAGAGGCAGCGGCAGCCCATCTCATGCTCACAATCCGGATGCTCCACGAAAGGAACGTTTTCGATTTTCATCACCTTGCCGCTCATCGCCAGGCAGTGTGGGCATTCATCGCCGGTACCGGCCGTGATCCATTCCACCCACTTCACCCCGGAGGCTTTCAGTTGCTCTAACCTGGCTACGGATTCACGAGTCGTCTCTTCCCGGCTTGGCGGGTCATTTCTTCGCTCCCACTTCCATTTCGGCATTCCTGAGGGTCTTTTCATGGCTTTATTGAGGCATTTTTTTCATGAGTTGTTCCAACATATCAAGACCCTCTCGGATCTTGGAAAACGCCGCGGAAATCGGATCATCCTGCAGGGGCGGCTCATGTCCGCCGGCGGCTTTGTCCTTCGCCCGATAATGTGTTGGCCCGTCGCACAGCAAATCCGCACTTGGATATGCGGGATTTTCCTTAAGCTCCGCGGAGCTTTCTACAAACGCTCCCGATCGCTGATTCATTCCAGCCGCTACTTCGGCCGCTGCCAATTTTCGCAGTGCTTTCGCAGTCACTGGATATTTTCCAGACCTGTAGCCGTACATCGCCCGTTCGGAAATTCCCATTTTTTCAGGCAATTCCTTGAGGTTGCAGCCTAGAGCAGAGGCTAAATCATCAGTCCGCTGCGAAAACTGCGATGGACTGCAAAATTTAGGTTGCATCGACTGCGAAAACTGTAATTCTGCGCGTGTGACCCGTCACAAGCTCAAATCAGACACGCGCCGCCCGAGGGCGTCAAACCATATCCCGCTGAAGGATGCGGCGATCCAGTTAGGCGTCACTCGCGAGCACCTTTCCCGCGTGCTCCACGGCCACCGTCAAAGCGCCTCCCTGACGCGGCGATTCCGCGCCCTTGAGCAGTCCATGCGCAAAACCAAAGCCACTGCCTGACCCATGTCCGCCCACCTCCACGACGACGACTCCCTGGCCGAGGCCCTTGCCGATGCCTGGATCGAGCGCGCCGTGTCGGACGCCAAGCTCCGCCGGCTCGCGCTGCGCGCCGCCGGTCTCGCCAAGGAGCCCGCCGCGATGAGCGCTGCCGAGCTCGCCGCCGAGCACGGCCTCACCGAGCGCCGCCTCCGCCAGATCCAGGCCGACCTCCTCACCCGCTTCCGCCACGATCCCAACTGGCTGCGCATCCTCCGTGACCTCTACTCCGCCCCGCCTTCCGAACTCTAACCTCTCCAATCCCCACTCCATGAAAACCGATCCGCTACCCGCCGCCTTCGTCTCCTGGCTCAAGGGCTACATCCTCAGCCAGCACTTCACCTCCGTGCGCCGCCTCCATCGCGGCCTCATCCTGCGCTGGACACTCTGGCAGGATGGCAACCCCGGCAATGCCATCCCTGGCTACGACCGCTGCCCGCCCGCAGGCCTCAATGATCAACCCCTCGGCTGGTCCTATCAGAAGTTCCAAGCCATCGCCCGCGAGACCATCGGCACCCCCGTCATCCACGCCACGCGCAAACGCGCCGCCGCACTTTCCCACTGATCACTTCCAACTCTCCACTCCCATGAACCTCACCGAACTCAACACCGCACGCTATCACGGCATCGGCCTCACCGATCTCCAGATCCTGCTGCTGCTCGCAGAGCACGGCCCGCTCGACATCTCTGCCCTCGCCGAGCGTATCGGCCTCACCCAGGCCGCCATCAGCCACGCCGGCAAGCGCCTCATCGCCAAGCACCTCATCCACGTCGCAGACCGCCGCCACGATATCCTGCGGGACCGCCGCGAGGTCTGGCTCTCCCTCGGCGAGCTCGGCCGCGTCCGCATCCACCAGATCACCGGATCGTTTCCGGAGCCGCACGCCGGAGCAGAGCGCCGCGTCGATTGCGGCAGCGGTCATGACTACGGCGTGTTTCCCGATTGCGGACAAGGCCACGGCCACACCGTCATGCGCGCCAGCGTGCCCGTCCCTCTCTGAATCTCTCTGCCATCAACCATCAACCATCCACCATCCACCATCCACCATCAACCAAACCCCATCATGACCATCGAATCCGTCATCCTCATCAGCATCCTCGTCGCCGTCATCGCCGCGTCCATCGGCTTCTTCGCCGCAGCCCTGTTAGGAGTAGGCAAGAGCCGCGGCCAATACAACCGCGGTTGGAACGCCGGCCGGGACTTCGCCTGGCAACACCCCGACCTCAAACCCTGACCCACCAATGGGGCGGATGGCCCGCACGGCAACGCCGGGCTCGGTCTTGGAAAGCCGCACTAGCATCCGCCCCGCCTCTCTCCAAAACCATGATCTCAGAACTCCCACAACCCGGCTCCATCTGGAGACCCCGCAAAACCGGCAAGCAAATGCGCGTCGTGCTCGTCGATGAGGACCGCGTCATCGGCCACGATTGCGAGCTTACCGGCCCACCATGCAACGGCCTCATGCAGTCCTGGTCATCCACTCCGTCGGTTTTCGCCGACAACCACATCCCCGGAGACCCGGATCAATATCCATCCACCGCTCACTGCTAACCTCCATGCTCTACCTCATCAACATCCACTGGACTCGCCGCAAGGCGGAGGAGGGCCGCCCACACAAAGGCCGCGCCACCTACCCGGAAAACGCCCGCACCTTCCAGGCAGCCAAGAACAAGGCCGTAAAAAAATTCAACCGCCGCTTCGGCTTACACCTCGCCATCGAGCAGGTCGCCGAGTTCCAAGACCCCGCAGGAATTTTCTCTTCCACTGCTCACTGAACACTGATCACCGATCACTCTCAACTCCCATGTCCAAAACCACCGCCATCACCGTCCTGCCAGATATCAAAACCATCATCGGCACCGCCCACGAGCGCCTCGCCGCCCTCGAAGAATCCCGTCTCGAAAGCGAGCGCCGCTACCAAATGGAGATCATTCCCTACCTCCTCAAGCAGGGTCTGCACTGTCTCAAAGCCCACTGCGCGTTTGCTGTTCAAGACCCGAAAAAGCGCGGAGCAATGAAAGGCCGGAAAAGCTCGTCACGCCGTGACGAGCTCGAAGCCCACAGCTTCGAAGGCTGGCTTTCCACCGCCGCGCCCTACCTCAAAAAGGGTGCCGCCTACAAATACATGACCGCCGTGCGCGGCCTGGGCTTGGACGATACTGCTGCCGAGGAGGACATCGATTCCGCCCTCGCCGCCCGCGGCATCACTACCATCAAGGCCCTCTGCGATGCCACCTTGGATCCGGTTGCACCCGCTGGGCCGCCACCACCCACCCACGAGCAGCAGGAATTCGACTTCCTCCGCCAGAACCTCTCGGACTTCCGCGTCCAGTCGGAAAAAATCTGCCAGCTCAAGTCCCAGCTCGCCGCCTATCCGGATTTCCAGCGCGCCGCCACCGCCAGGGTTTACTCCATGCTCTGGGAACTCACCGGCACCCATTGGACGCCCAGCGACGAAGCGGACGCCCTCGCACACGTCGATCCGGATTCCATCACCATCTGAATCCCGTCATGAGCCGCAAAATCCCAGCCTGGCAACGCCAACGCGTCTCCATCATTGATGAGGAGTTCCGCTCCCTCGCGCACCGCATGGATGCCGAGTGCGCCCCACTCGTCGCCGGCCTCATCTCAATCGAGTCACGCATCCACGGCCGGCCGCTCGATGGCGGCAAGCGCACGCTCAAGGCCACTCTCAAGACCCTCACTCGTCTCTGGTATGCCTGGGAAAAATCTGGCCGCAAATGCACCTCGCTGCTGCCATCCTACGCACCCAACAAACCCCACATCATCCCCGATCTCCTCGCCAACGAGATCCAGCGCCTCGCCTCCAACAACAACGGCGGCCGGGACAAGCACCAAAACGGCATGGAGGCCGCGCAGATTTACAAGCGCCTCATCTCCCTCTGGAAATCCGGCGGCAGCCTCCCCGGCATCGGCACCTGGCAGGATTGGTGGGCCATTGCGCACCCCGCCCTCGCCCTGCCGAACCACCCGCCGGACTTCCCATGGTCCTACAAGACCATCACTCGCAAGATGCCGCCCAAGGCCATCTCCCGCATGGGCAATCTCGGCACCGCCGCCGCCCTCAAGCACCTGCCATCCATCGACCGTGATTACAGCAAGCTGCGCAAGTGCGAGCTCTACACGCTCGACGACGTCCGGCTTGATTTCGTCTGCCTGGATGAGCTCTCCGGCCGCGTCGTGGAAATGATGGCCTATCTCATGATGGAGGTCTCATCCCGCTCCATACCCGCCTTCCTCGTCAAGCCGGTGGATGCCATCCGGGCGGAGGATGTGGACGAACTCATCGCCGCCACCTTGCAGGCGGATGGCTACGGCCTCGGCGTCGGCTACACCACCCACATCTGGTTTGAGCGCGGCACCGTCGCCTGCAGCGAGGCCGCTCAAAAAGTCCTGGAAGCATTCTCCGATGGCGCTCTCAAGATCCACCGCACCTCCATGGATGGCGGCGTGCGCTGGATCGGCGCACCCGCAGACAAGTCATCCGGCCACTCCGCCGGCAAGGCTGTCATCGAGAGCTTCAACCGCAATCTCCACCGCCGCCTCGGCCACCAGCCCGGCCAGCGCGGCAACAACTTCGGCAACCAACCCGCCAACCTCGGCGTGGGGGATTCCCTCGTCAAGGACGCCTCCCGCTCCGGCCGGGAAACGCTGCGCGCCCAGGCCGAGAAGCTCGCCCAGTTCAAGCTCACCGCGCTGGCCGCCGGCGCGGATGCCAAGCTCAAGCTGCCGCTCCTCACCACCTCCCAGGGAGCCGCCGCCGTCGCTGCCGCCGTCCGGGATCACAATGCCACCCGTGGCCATACCATGCAGGGCTTCCACACCCTCCTCGAAGCTGAAATCGGTCCAGGCGTCTGGCGAGAGGTTGAAACACTCTGACCACTGCTCACTGATCACTGCTCACTGCTAACTCACCATGATCCGCAACATCACATTCGACCAGGGGAGCGCGGGCGTCTCGCCCGCATCTTCCGCCGCCGCCGAGGAAACCACCCTCCGCACCCGCGCCGTCACCGTCTCGCCCGCCGAGGAATACAGGCTCCGGCCCGGCGAGGTCCGGCCCATCTCCAACGAGCTCGCCGCCGCCATCCTCAGCATGAAGGGCCGCGCCGTCATCGGCAACAAGGGTGTCACCGTGGATCGCAAGGACATCGGCGGCAGATATGTCTATTTCCACGAGCACAGCGTCATCCTCAACGATTTCACCAGCCGTGAGAAAAAATTCTACTACGTCATCAACCGCCAGACCCCGGAGGTGCTGCACTTGTTAGACGAGACGGGATGTTACATCGAGTCCCTGCCACTGCGCGAGCGCCCCGCCGTCCTGGACACCGAGGCGCAGACCGAGCAGCTCCGCCAGAACAAGGCCATCCTCAACCGCGCCGCCTCACGCCTCCAGTCCCTCCACGCGGAGGATACCCGCGAGGCGCTCGATACCCTCGCCGCCAATTCCCGCGAGATGCAGCGCATCGTCCAGACTCTGCCCGCCCCAGGCAGCGATGCTGCAAACCCTGTGCAGCCCCACCGCAGCACCCACGGCGAGGCCATTGCGGAGATCACCCGTGAGACCTCCATCCGCGTCTCCCGCGAGAAAGCCGCCGGCACTCCCTCAGACATCGTCCGCCGCCGCACCCGCGAGGCGCAGTGCCCGTTTTAATCCAATCTATCATCTCAGCATTTCAGCATTTCAGCTTTTACCTCCATGAACCCCACCATCCAACTCGATCCATCCCATCCCGTCGTCTCCCGCCTCATCGAACTCCAGGGCAACCAGAACGATCAGCAATTCGCCGAGCAGCTCAGCGTCTCCCAGACCGTCTGGTATCGCGTGCGCCTCGGCAAATACCCGGCCGCCGATCACGCGAACGTGCTGCGCAAGCTCACTGCGGATCTCAGCGCCATCCTGGACAACGAGGCCCTCACCTCATCCGTCAAATCCAAAACCATCCTGCCACT